TCTTACCTGAGCAAGAGTTGCTCCAGGCGTTTTTAGAGTTGCTGAATCATCGTCTGGACGATAATTTTGTGGAGTAGGACCACCCAAATCCTCCCAAGCACCAGTTTGCCCAGGAATCATGACTCCAGAAGCATTCTGTGCAATGGTGCTCATTGGTTCGGCAGGTGCAGCTCCTTTGGTTACTACGTTTTCCATTTCTTGTAAATTTCTACCAACGGACATTTGATTGATTGTGTTATAATCTATATTTATTTATAAATTAAAGATTTGCTAAGAAATCTTGGAACAGTTGAACTTTATGTTCATCTAATCTTTTTTGATCAACTAAGGTATTGATTCTTCTTTGTGTATTATTTGCAAGTTGTTCACGAAGGATTCCTCCTTCCCAAACCCACTCCTTACCTTCCATAATACCTTGAACAAAAGCATCAGGAGCAGAAGGATCAGCAACAATATCGGCAGCGGTTGCAAGCATAAAATCTTCACCGACAACTTTATGACCTTCGTTGGTCATCTTGAGTGAACCAACACCACGAGAAGAAACACCAAGACAAACACCCTCACCAATCAGAGATTTTGCAATCTTACCCATAGGTGTTTCGAGAAGTTGTGCCTTGCCAATGAAATTATTACCATCTCTATAAAGTTCACAGATTTTATGTGAAACTCTATCAAGATTTACGGTCGGTCCATCTGGATGACCAAGTTCTCCAAGAGCACGACCTTTCTGAACAAAATTTTCATTATAGCGATTTACCTCTCTTTCCATGATAGAAAGAGGATACATTCTGCCGTTTCTATTAATTTGTTCTGCCTGCAAGAAAATACCTTTAATGTAAGATTTTTTGGCAGACCCTTTACCTTCGGTAATAAATTCTACTTTTGAAATTTCTTCTGTGATGAGTTTCATTTTATTCGGAAACTAATTGGACTACTTCTGTGATACTTAAATTTGTTGTTCCACTATCCGCAAGAGCAGCAACCTTGACACTTCTTGCAATTGTCGCGTTTGTAGTTGTAATTACACCCACAATTGAAGATGTATTTGCAGACAAAGTAATTGTTGTTTCTGTTGCTTGTGTAACTAGTTGATGAACAGTATTGATTCCAGAAGGTTGAGCACCCTCTATTGTTGCAAAATCACCAACTACAAATGGATTACCTGCGTTATCTGGCAAAGTTACAATTGTGGAAGATCCTGTCGTAATACCAGAAACTTTTTGCCTAGCAATTCTTTCTTTTAAAACTTCAGTACCATAAGGTGGGAGATAAAAAGAATTGATGGTAACTAATGGATCTCCTCCAGTTTCAACGTAAACTGCAGTAAATCCTGTAGCAACTCTGATATAACCACTTTTCAGGGAGATTGGATTACTTGTTGCTGCTACAGAAACAGTTGGGGAAATTCTATTTACATTTTGAACTATTTTTGTTGCCATTATTCATTATCTCCTGTTTGATCAGCATCACCAAACATTATTGATGCAACTTCTGGTCTAATAGAATCAATTTTTTCTGCAGATCTAGTATAAAGTAATTGTTTAATCACATCAGAAACATTTGATGGGGATCCATCAGTTGCAATCAAGTCGATAAGTTCTTCCATAAAAATTGTTTTATTATTATATGGTTATTTATATTTTTCCACCTTTAGGTTCTGGTATTTCTACTGCTGTAGCATCCATAGATGGTTCCATTGGAATTTCGCCACCTGCGCCTTGTTGAATGTCTTGTCCAGCAATCTCCCCACCACCAGGTATTGGATTTCCCATTTCATCAACTGGAGCATTCGGATCTGGCAAAATACCCTTAGCAATTTCATCTTCAATTTGAAGATCAATTTCAATAATTTCAGAATCAGTTTGACGAAGAATTTTTTTGCGAACATACTCAGTAGAATAGTATTTACCAATATAAGGTTCAATGGTAGTTGCGAGAGTTAATCTATTTGTCAAAAGTTCTGCTTCTTTTAATTCTGAAAAATGATTATCATATAAAAAGTCATACTGAATGTGATCACTCATTTGCTCCCAATCTTCTGGGGAAACTATATTTTTTAGTAATAATTGAGTGCGAAGAATATCATTAAATAAATTTGCAAATCTTTTTCTTAAACGACCAACAAATTTTGAGAACATTAATTCATCTCTTAAAATTTCGGATGATCTTCCAAGATTAAAACCATCTCCGCCTCCAGCAATTCTTGTTTCTGGAACTCCTAGTGCTCTATAAAGTTTCTTTTGGAAATATTCAATATCGGATAATTCTCCAAGATTTTGACCCCCAGGAAGAGTAGTAATTTCAGTTCCTCTACCACCCTCTCTCCTTGGTAACCAAAAGTCCTCAAGCATACTCATAAACTTACGATCATCACGAACTTCGCCAGTATTGGCATCATAAACAAGTTTGTTACGATAACGACTCATAACTTCTTTTAGATATTGCTCCGCTTTTACTTTAGGGAGATTACCAACATCAATATAAAAAATACGACGCTCTGGTGCTCTAGATAATCTATAGATGACAAGAGAATCCTCAATCATTCTTAATTGATTGAGTGCTTTAATTGCTTTATGGAGATATGAGAGAATAGTACCTTTATTCCTATCAACTAAACCTGAAGTGCAATATGTAATTGAATCTTTTGCAATTTTAACTGATTTTTTAGATCCACCACTAAGTGTTCCAGATGGGAAATTTGGAGTAGGGGTATATACGAAATATTCTTCAATTTCTGGAAAGTTATACTCTTGATCTTGCCCAAAAGATTTTGATAATAAATTTAAATTTCTTGCATCATTTGCATTATTTCCCGTCTTCTTTTCTTGACGGACGTGCTTTATTTTCATTGGATCAATATATCTCAAATCCTGAATTCCTGCCTCAGGATTTTTTTGATCAATAACTTTTAAATAAAATAAACGTCCATCAATGTACCAATTTCTAAAAATTTCATGGGACTTTTTATCAAAGTCCATGATTTCCTTAATATATTTAAATTCTGCTCTTATAACTTCTTTTAAGCGATCACTTGCGTTTAAGTTTGTCAATTCAATTTCTACGGGAGAATCGTAAAGATCACTGACAATCGCTTCATTTACAACACTTTCAATGGCACCATCACATTCGGGGTGAAGTGCCATTTCACGATAACGACGAATTAAATCGTACTCTGTCCTATAGACACCCTCAATATCTACATATTGTCCATAAAATCCAGATTGAATAAAATGATCAACCCCGTCCTCATTATTTGGAGGAACGGGGGCAACTATAGATTTGGATTTTTGTTCGTTATCCTCAATCGAAAAACCAAAAAGTTTCGCCATTTTATAAATTTAAACTGATTATATGTTATATTTAGTTGATATCCTCTCCACCAGCTGCTGGAGAATTACCTTTCATCGCTTCCCACCAGAGAATTTGGAACTCTACAGGAAATTCCTGAATGTTTGGGGTATTATAATCTAAAGTAATCGCTCCAATAGAAGTTGGGAAAATATCATAAAAATGATATGCCCTAAGAGTTGATCCATCACGATCAAGTTGGTAAACAAATGCATCTGCGGTATATGCAGTTGGATCAGTTTCACCAGTGTTGTCAGAAACTCTGTTGATTTTGTTCATCCAGTTTTCAAATGCTGAACGAATAGCAAAATCTGTATCATTAATGACGGTTACTGTCCAACTTTCGAATGTTCTATCGCCAGCAACTTTTAATGTTCTTCCTCTAAAGGGAACATCAATTGGTGCAACGTTAGATGCTGGTAAATTTGCACCCTTGACTAAAAATCTTGCCTTATCAAGAACATTAGTGTCTGCTTGTGCAATATCTGGGAATGAAAGAACAACCTCAAAGAGATTACTTCTAGCACCACCACCTGTTAACTTACTTTTAAAGTCAGTAATCTTTCTTAGTGGAGGTGGATTTAATTGTTGTCTAGTTGCCATGGTAGTTTAAACCTCTAAATTAAAAGTTTCCGATTACTTCTTCAAAGTCAACACCAGTCTTGGTGGCAATAAAGTTGAGACCAATGAAGTTAATTGATCTTGCAGGTTTGATGTAAATATCGGCAACAAATTCATTGTTGTCGATTACAGCAGCAGTGTTGTTTGTTTCATCACAAATAACAACATAGTCAAAGATTCCTCTCTTAGCTTGGACATCGCGTAAGAATGGTTCAATGGTGTTTACAAAGTTAGTTCTTGTAATCTCATCATTGAATTCAAAGAGAGCGTCTTTCGCTGCCTGAGAAATTGCATTCTCAAGATAGATAAACAGACGACGAACGTTGATTCTATCAAATGCTGACGCCTTACCATATCCAGTCTTATCACCAAATAGAATAATTCCTGCTCCAGGTGAGAAGATTATTGGATTGATTCTATTTGAGTAGAGTCTGTCTCTTTGAGTCTTAGATGGGTTATATGCAAGTTTGACCGCATTGAGGATAGCACCTCTTGATGTACCTGCAGGAGAATACCAAGCAAAGTTGTTGATATCATTGCGAGCACAAAGACCTGCAATATCTCCATTCAATGGAACATATCTGAATGTATTTGAGAACCTATCATACATGTACTTATAACTACTATCAAATACTGCATAAGTTGATGATGCAACAGATGCATAAAACTCAATTACATTGTCAGTAATATCAGCGGCAGATCTTACTGTTACTGAGGTTTGGGATGAAGTGTCTGAAAGTGCTGCTCCTCTGTATGGAGAAATAAATGCGACTGCATCTTTTCTCAGTTCGGCAACAGAAATTAATTTATTTGCGAGTGCTTGTGCATCATTGATATTGTAAGCAGCAGATCCCATTAGGAGGAAATCTACCTTAAAGTTTTCTGTATTTTCAAATAAATCATATCCATCAGAAAGTTCTGCTAAAGATGCAGTTAATGATCCTGCGGTAGTTATTCCTGCCTGACCATGGTAATCTAAACCTCCTGCTAGGGTATTCGTTGAAGATCCTGCAGCAGCAAATGTAATTCCATTTGCTTCTTGGTTCCAAGCAACATCTGACTCAAGCGCAAATCCAGAACTATATCCAGTAGTTACAATTCCTGTTGGAGAATTAAGACCGAAGATGTATTCTGAATTATTTGCAATATACTTTCTCCAGTATGAAGGATTTCCAACTGAGAACTCTGCATCAGATGCCTTAGAAAGTGCAAGGTGCTTCTCAAGAATTGTTCCAGCATTTCCAGTTACTTCACCTAAAGCATCAATAACCACAACGTGAACTTCATCAAATCTTGAGTTTCTTGCTGCAGCGTAAGCAGAAGTTCCAGGCCTTGGAGCAATATTATTCCAAGAAATGGTTGAATTATTTGTAAGATCTAGTGTTTGCTGATCAAACCAATCAAGTCTTCCAGTGTATGTAGTTGTTCCTGCTGCAACTGTTTGTCCATTCGTGTGAATTGCAACACTTCCACTTGAAGAAAAAGCATAAAGACCAGAAGGTTGATAATCTACTTCAGTTTCAGTTCCACCAGCAGAAACATGGGAAAGTACTTTTACATATATGTTAGTTCCTGATACTTGAGTAATAATGCCTTTCAGATATCCATCAAGAACTGAGGTAGTACCAGCACCAGGATTTACTCTACCTACTACAGACTGAGTAACACCATATCCAACTTGAATAGTTGTGATCCCAGATACTACTGAAGTGTTAACACCAACAATAATTTGATCCGCTTTGGAGTCAATAATACCAACTTTGATTCCGTTTGACCAAGAACCTGGGTTTCTTGCAGCAACTACAACACCTGCAAGAGTATTCTCATCATACCCTAAAGCATTATAGTGGTCTAAACTATCAATTTTAACGCTAGTTGCTGCACCAACAGTAGTTGGAACAAAACCATTTCTTAAATCGTTGTCATTTGCTCTTACAACTCTTAATGCCCCACCATACGCTAAGTATGAGGAAGCAGTCAACCAATGCTCATAATGTTTGTCTGTTGAATATGGTTCTCCAAAATTGACGAGTAAATCATTTTCATTTTCTACTAGGGTTGGTGAATCAATTGGCCCTTTTGCAAAGGGAGCTACAATTGCACCAACTTTGTCAGATGAAGGAGTAGTTCTTCCAATTGTTAAATCAATTTCTCTTACTACAATTCCAGGAGATGCTAAATTTAGCGGCATCTTTATTCTCCGTACTAACCAGAATTATTCTAAAAGTATTTATAAATTCCCTTATCTATAATCCCACATATAAGACCGATCACCATATTCATCAACATTCCATACTTCTAAAGCATTATTTTCATTTTTTGATCCGGCAAATATCCATCGATCTCCAGTTTCTTCATCAATAGTAACACTAAAATCATCCAATCCATCTGCAATAAAACCAAAGGGTGACATATCCTGTTCTATTTGATTTTTCTGTTCCTCATAAATTCTTTTACGAACATCGTTGTTCGTCATTTCTTTAAAATAATCTTGAGCAACTAACCAAGAAAAAATGACCAAACACATTGCCAAATCATCATTACATCCTTCTTCTGCCTCAAATGAATTCTTTCTTTGAATAAAAGTCGTTAGTTCTGAAATAATATCAT